TCTAATGTCGTCTACAAGGCAGTCGAGATTGCCATGAATGACGAACACCCTGCTCAAATGGCGGCACTCAAACTCTGTATGGACAGAATGCTTCCTGTCTCCCTGTTTGAAAAAGAAGGAAAACAACGCTCCGCTGTCAACATCACAATCTCAGGCATTGGTGGTGTCACTATTGGGGAAAACCCTATAGAAGCAGAAGATATAGAAAGCAAAGATGTCTGATTTGAACTTCAGTCTCCTCCCTTGGCAACAAATTGTTTTTAGCGATAAAACAAGGTTTAAAGTCATTGCCGCTGGTCGAAGATGTGGTAAGTCACGCCTCTCAGCCGTTACCCTCCTGATTGAAGGACTCCAATGTACTGCTGGCTCTGCTGTGCTGTATGTTGCGCCTACCAATGGACAAGCCAGACAGATTATTTGGGATGTCTTGATGGAATTGGGTAGAGAGGTGATTCAGTCAAGCCACATCAATAACATGGACATCACCCTGATAAACGGAGCAAAAATCTATGTTAGAGGTGCAGATCGCCCAGATACTCTGCGAGGAGTGTCACTCACCTACGCTGTGCTTGACGAGGTTGCCGACATCAAACCAGAAGCATGGGAGCAAGTCATTCGTGCTTCGCTGTCAGACAAAAAAGGTCGGGCAATGTTCATCGGAACTCCCAAAGGTCGTAACTTTTTCTATGACATTTTTAAACTCGGAAAATCAGAAACCGACCCCGACTGGAAAAGTTGGCACTTCACCACCAAAGACAACCCCCTGATTGACCCAACTGAGATTGAATCTGCCAAGAAAACCCTCTCTACCTTTGCCTTCAAGCAAGAGTACATGGCATCCTTTGACAACGCTGGCTCGGATGTCTTCAAAGAAGAATGGCTGAAGTATGGGGTAGAACCTGACTATGGTAGCTACTACATTGCTGTGGACTTGGCTGGATTTGAAGAAGTTGCCAAACAAGCCGCCAATTCCAAGAAAAGACTAGATCAGACTGCTATCTCTGTGGTCAAGGTGACAGATGATGGGAAATGGTTTGTCAAAGAGATTGCTTTTGGTCGGTGGGACATCAGGGAGACAGCCGCCACGATTCTGCTGAAAATGAGGGAATACCGCCCTTTGTCAGTGGGAATTGAGAGGGGTTCGTTAAAAAACGCAGTTTTGCCGTATTTGAGTGACTTAATGCGGAAAAATAATGTATATTCACACATAGTTGACTTAACGCATGGCAACAGGAAAAAGACAGACAGAATTATCTGGAGTCTCCAAGGGCGGTTTGAGCATGGGCGCATTGTGCTGAACTCTGAGGAAGATTGGGATGAATTCAAAGACCAACTTTTGATGTTTCCAGCCCAAGGCGTACATGATGACTTACCCGACTCTTTGTCATACATCGACCAACTTGCTGTCACTTCATACTTCCAAGATGACCAAGAAGATGAGTGGGAGCCTCTAGATGTAATTTCGGGAGTATAAATGGCAAAAATGGGAATTTCTGAAGCAAGGTACTTAGAACAAGGTCAAAAGTTAACTGAAGGCTCAGTCAAGGGAAAAGGTTTCTTTGGAGGAATCCCAACCCAAGATGGAAGTATGATGACTGAGTATTCATCGGCTTTTGAAGTTGGTGGCAAGATTGTTTCATATCCTTTAGTTGTGCCAACATTGACTGCTGATGAGTTAAACCTATTGCGTTCAACAGGTGAAGTAACACCTGAGATAGAGAAGAAGGCGCAACAATTTGCTTTAGATAGATTGGCAGAAGGTAAAAGTCCATTTGCTAGTCCTCAAGAACTAAGATTTCCATTGCCAGAGGGTTTTGACCCTAAGATTTTTGCGCCTGTTGTAGGCTCTGTTCCTACAAACCCAATGTACAAAGAACCATTTGCTGATACGACAAGGTAACAATATGGCAACCAAAAAATTAGACAAAGACGAATATTATCAACCCACTGAGGCTGATAAAGAGTTGACTTCATTCGTTACTGACCACTGCGATAGGTGGAGAGACTACAGAAACACAAACTTCCTACCCTCCTATCTAGAGTACGAGCGTATCTTCCGAGGAGAGTGGGCATCTGAAGACAAGACCCGTGAGTCTGAGCGTAGCCGTATTGTCACCCCTGCCACCCAACAAGCAGTTGAGACTCGTCACGCTGAAATCATGGAAGCTATCTTTGGTCAAGGCGAGTTCTTTGACATTGAAGACAATATCCGAGATGTCAACGGCAACCCCATTGACATTGAGTTAATCAAAGTTCAACTGAATGAAGACTTCAAGAAAGACAAAATCAGAAAAGCTATCGACCAGATCGAATTGATGGCTGAAATCTATGGAACAGGCATAGGCGAGATTATTGTCAAAACTGAAAAAGAGTATGTCCCTGCCACCCAACCCATCCCCAATATGCAAGGACAGGCGGCAATTGGAGTCATGGAAAGAGACAGGATTGCAGTCAAGATCATGCCTGTCAATCCCAAGAACTTCCTGTTTGACCCCAACGGCACATCCATTGATGACTGTATGGGCGTGGCTATTGAGAAGTATGTCTCAATCCACAAGGTTGTTGAAGGAATCGAGAGAGGCATCTACCGCAAAGTAGACATCACGCCCACCTACGAAGACACCGATCTTGAACCTACCCAAGAAGTATCGCAGTACCAAGATGAGAAGGTACTTCTGCTGACCTACTACGGGTTAGTACCCCGTGAGTATTTGAACAACTTGGAAGAAAACAAAGACATTGTTGAGTTGTTTCCTGACAATTCCTATGCCGAGGACTACACCGACATGGTGGAAGCCATTGTTGTGATTGCCAACGATGGTTTATTACTCAAGGCTGAGGAAAACCCTTACATGATGAAGGACAGACCTGTTCTGTCTTACCAAGACGATACCGTTCCTAACCGTTTATTGGGTCGTGGGACAGTGGAAAAAGCATTCAATATGCAAAAAGCCATTGATGCACAGACCCGTAGTCATTTAGATTCACTTGCATTGACCACTTCTCCCATGATTGCGATGGATGCAACACGGTTACCAAGGGGTATGAAGTTTGAGATCAAGCCCGGAAAAGCTATTCTCACCAATGGCAACCCGTCAGAGATTCTTTATCCATTCAAGTTTGGTCAAAGTGACCCCAACAACCTAGCAACTGCCAAAGAATTTGAGCGTATGCTGTTGCAAGCCACAGGAACTCTAGACTCTCAGGGCTTGGTTAGCCAGTCTAGCCGTGATGGTGGTGGTATGTCGATGGCAGTAGCCTCCATCATCAAGAAATACAAGCGTACTTTGGTGAATTTCCAAGAAGATTTCTTGATTCCATTCATCAAAAAGGCGGCTTTCCGCTATATGCAGTTTGACCCAGAGCGTTATCCCTCTGTGGACATGAATTTTGTGCCTACTGCTACCTTGGGCATCATTGCTCGGGAGTATGAACAACAACAATTCATTGGTTTGTTGCAGACTTTGGGTGCTGAAACCCCTGTTTTGCCGATTTTGCTCAAAGGCATCATTGGAAACAGCAGTTTGTCTAACAGAATGGAGTTGATTGCTAAGTTAGATGAGATGATGCAACCAAATCCTGAGCAACAGCAGATGCAACAGGCTCAACAGCAGTTAGCTATCCAAGCGGCTCAGGCTCAGATTGCTGTAAACACCACAGCGGCTGAACAAAACAGGGCTGAAGCACAGAAATTGATGGTTGAGGCTCAGTTAATGCCACAAGAAGTACAAGCCAAGAACATGGCGGCTGTGACAAAGAATCTGCCTAACCAAGATGACTTAGCTTCCAAAGAGTTTGATAAGAGAGTTAAGATTGCCGAATTGATGTTGAAGGAAGCTGACATCAAGAACAAGTCTAAGATTGTTGAACTGCAAATGGCAGAGAAAAACAACAAGATTTCAGGCATGGAAGAAGATTTTCTCAACCAATTGACCAAGCAATTAAGTTCTGCACAAACTGGTACTGAATAATGGATGTAGAAAAACTCGCCAAGGAGTTAATCCTTAAGAACATGACTCCTGAACAGCAGATGGCTGTTTTGGATTCAGTGCGTCAGTCGGTTCTTCAAGCCAAAGAAGTGCAAAAGAAGAAGATTGGTGAGAATGTTGACTTGGTTGTCCAAGCCCTCAAGAAGATTGAATCTGACATTCGTTCTCGTTTTGACGATGTTGGCAATACCATTGAAAAGCGTGTTGCTTCTATCAAAGATGGTCGTGATGGTATCAACGGCACAGATGGAAGGGATGGCAAAGATGGAAAAGCAGGTCGAGATGGCGCAAAGGGTGATAAGGGTGACGCTGGTAAAGATGGGCGTGATGGAGTGGATGGTGTTGATGGTGTTTCTGTTACCTCTGCTCGCATTGATTTTGATGGTAGTCTTATCATTACATTGTCTTCTGGTGTTGAACTCAATGTTGGTGAGGTTGTTGCTCCTGACCTTGCAGAACGCATCAAAGTCATTACTAATGGTGGCGGCACTTCTCAGTTTGTTCTTGATACTCTAGCTTCCCTACAGTCTCAAATTGACAACCTGATTCCTAGCCAGACAGGGAATGCAGGAAAGTTTTTAACTACAAATGGAACTACTCTTTCTTGGGGAACTGGTAGCGGTGGATTAAGTTATCAGGGTACTTGGAACGCTTCAACAAATACACCCACATTGGCTAGTAGCACTGGTGTTAATGGCTACTATTACATCACTGCTACGGCTGGCTCAACTAACCTAGATGGCATTACAGATTGGCAAATTGGCGATTGGTTGCTGTTTAATGGAACAGTTTGGCAAAAGATTGACCAAAGCAACTTAGTTACTTCTGTTAATGGACAAACTGGTGCTGTATCGGTTGGAACTGTAACAAGTGTGGCGGCTACGGCTGGAACAGGAATTACTGTTACTGGTAGCCCGATTACATCAAGTGGCACTCTGACCATTACAAACTCTGCACCAGATCAAACTGTTTCGTTAACTGCAAGCACAGGCATTTCTACTAGCGGTACTTACCCTAACTTCACGATTACCAATTCTGCTCCAGATCAAACTGTTAGCTTGACTGCAAGCACAGGTATATCAACGAGTGGCACTTACCCCAACTTCACTATCACAAATACTGCCCCTGACCAAACAGTTGCATTGACCGCTGGAACAGGTATCAGTACCTCGGG